TTCATATTAATTTCATATTAATTTCATATTAATTTCATATTAATTTCATATTAATATGAAATTAATTTTAGATAATTATATATTAATATGAAATTAATTTTAGATAATTATATATTAATCCTTATTATATATCAAACCTTTTATTGGGCATATACATTTTTAATAGATTAATATAGATATTATTTGGTATTACCAAATTAATAATCGAAATAGGTTGGGGATCCCCAACCTGAGCTAATCCCATCTTAAAATTCGCAATTGGGTTAATTTATTAACTAACGCTAAAACGTGCTTACACGAACCCAATGCTTTTTTTGGATTTACTGGGGGTCTATCTGTTTTTTTAATATATGGGGGTGGGGGGTTACCCAATAAACTATCGTTATTATAATGATAATTTGCAAATCTAAATCTAAAATCTAAACATTCGCAATTTACTTCTATATCATTATGTCTGGCGTTTAATGGAGTAATATGATGATTTTGATTATCGGTTCCTCTAAATGCAATACCACCTTCTTCTAAAAATTGAACATCATCAAATTGAATAAAAGTATCATAATGATCGCTGCCACTACTCTGAGTATCGGATTCAACTTTTAGGTTATTAGTTTCGGAGTATGGTGTAAATTTAATATCCCGAGCATTAACCGTATTAACTATATGCTGTCTTTTCTTAGTCGTAGGAAAACCAGTATAATTATTTTGAGTTATTTGTCGAACAGTTATTTCATTTAGTAACATATTAATCAAATATAGTTAATGTGGTGGTTATTCGTTTAATCGTTTCAGCATAAACATTTATTGCTTTTTGCATCTCATCCGATGGTAATGAATTTATATGTTTATTAATATAATCTCTAGAATTTAATTTATGATATTGTTTAACTAATAACTCCTTAGTTTTAGGCATATGTAATTTATTGGGTTGATTAATATATTTTGCTTTTTCTAAATTTATAAATGTTGCTTTATTTTTAACGAAAGCTTTAGCTACTTGATTATCCATAATAGCAATTAACTTATTAAATGCGGGTTTAGATAATAAATCAGCTGCAAAATATAGTATTCTAGTAACATCGACTTCAATAACTAAATCACCTTCGTATTTATAATCCGGAATAATCCTAATATTATAAAAATTACCTTCTAGTCTACTTTTATCTATATACTCTTTAATTATATAATCAATACCAGTCTGAGATAATCGATCTAATAATAGAGCGTCGTTATTTTTAATAGCCTTGTCTATCATTGATTTTTCGTCGAATTTTAATAATTCAGTAGGCCTATCATGATATAGATATATATTTAACGTCATAAACAAGATTCCGGTAAAATAAAAATATTATTTATTAGTGGGTTCTAATATTAGAACCCACTAATATTAAAGATTTAAGTTCCACCTGTGGTTGATGTTTCTGCCGGAGGTATTTGGGCGCCAGTCGAAGTTCCAACTGCAGAACCACCCATATTGATAGTATCATCACCTTCTCCGCCGATAGATGCACCATCCATACCAAATCCACCACCACCCATATCACCAAATCCACCACCCATACCACCCATACCATCAGTTGGGGCGCCATAAACTTGTTGAAGTGTTTTATCTTTATTAAGAATAAACCCTTTCTCTTGTTTGATGAGTTGTTCATTTGTCAAGATATCATCTTCGCTTAATTGTAGATATCTAGTCATAATAAAACGTTTAGCTAAATACGGAATCGCGTCGGCTTGTGAAGCCATTGATAATAAGGTACTATCGATATCTGCTTGTTGATATTTTTTATAATTAGATGGTTTAGGTAATTTTAATTGATATAATGTATCATCAATATTAATATTACATGAAAATAAGAATTTTTTAAATTCTTCATCTAATGTATTTTCTATATAAACTTGTAATCGCTCAATAAATTTAGCGAATTGCTGTTCTTCTACGTAAGCTGCGCCAACTTTACCATCATTAAATATTGCATTATTTTGTCCGGGTTTCATCCAAGAAATCGGAACCCGCAATCCACGTAAAACTTTATCTGAAAAATATTCTAAATCAGATTGTTCACCTAATTGTGAATTTTTTGTAAATATACCACACGATAAACTAAATGTATGATAATTATGGTATTTTTCTTCTTGATCGATAGTTAATGTTCCAACATCCATAGATTGATCCAAAACTGTATAATCTAGTATTTGCAATCCGTGAATATGACTCACACTAATTAAATGTTCAATATTTGTGTAACCTAATTCATTTGATATTTTATCTAGATGAGTAATACTGATATTGCCATCAATTGCTTCATTGCAGATAGCTTGATATAAAACAACGAAATTATAATGATATTGAAGATTTAATGATTCTAATAACATAGATATTCTATGATCGCCGTACGCCATAGGTATATTTAACATTAGTAATTGTTCCATTACTAATTTTTCAGCGGACATCGTAGTTTCATTAACTTCTATATTTAAAGTTTCAATAACTCTATTTAATTCTTTTTTCGTAATATATTCTAACCGTAGCATATCTAATAATCGAATATCGTTACATAATCTAGTTAATAATTGATCTCTATTATTAGTTACTTCAACTATAAGTTTAATATACCGAACAATTTCTGATAAATCATTTGGTAATAATCTTAAAATTTCGCGCGCTTCATAAACTACATCATTATACGAATCAAATTCTTCAATTGCTATAAATTTACTAGATATAAATATTTTTGCATTATGATCATAAATTGCAGACTCGCCATACTTATGATTATTATTGCCTATAATAATATCATCAAATGTTAAATTCGACGCTTCAACGAAACCTTTACCCCAAACTGGAAATTTATGATCCGGCGTACAAATAACGGTTTGATTATTAGTTAATGTTAAAGAAACAACCCCTACATCTTTCTGAGTAACACCAGCCCAAGAAATAACACCAGGTCTAACTTTACCAGTAATCGGATCACAACTATAAGTATAATTAACTATACCATTATTAAAATCATCAATCAATTCACTTAATGTTTTAGTTATACCATCCATTAAATCAATTTTTGTATCTAACGATAAACACCCACCAGGTAAAACTTCAACTTTGCTACCAATACCATCAGATTTTTGAGCAATAAAAATATCTTCTAATGATGAGTTTTTAACATAAATCCCAGCGCCGACCGCAAAGGTATGAAAATTATGTATTTTTTCTTCTTGATCTATCGTTAAAGTACCGACGTCTATTAAATCATCTAATTTTGTAATTTTAGTAATTGCACCGATCGGATCAATTATCGACGATCTATCATCTTCAATGTATTGATATAATAAATCAGCTAATTGCAAATCAACGGCTTGAACAAAACCTTTACCTCTTACTGGAATTTTATGATCAGGTGTACATATTAATGTATTACCATTTTCAAAAGTTAATTCTATAACATCAGTGCATTTTCTAGTAATACCAGCCCAAGAAATTATACCGGGAGCTGTTTCACCAGTATTAGGATTAATTGAAAAAGCCCATAATTGTTTACCAGATTCAAATTCATCAATAATTTCATATAGTGGTATAGTTCTACCATCTAATAATGGAATAAGAGTATCTAATGCTAAACAATGGGGGTTATATATTGAATCGACCGTACTTTGCCCTAACATATTTTGGCTAGGTATTTTTTTCTGGCGAATTTCGTTTTTAAATGTTTCCAAATAAGTTTTTATACGATTATTCGGCATAGTACCAACATCAACATAAAAAACACGTCGTTCTGGCGCTCGTTGAACTCGGTAAATAACTATAGCATCTTCTAATAATTCTTTTTGTTTATGCGATTTATAAACCGTTCTCAAAACCGATTCACCAAATGGTGCGCTATCTGACATATCGTCATTAATAGAAAAAACGACTAATTCGTCTGCCGGAATTACTTCAGTTTCTTGCATATCAACTGGTTTAAAACTTGAACCGCCCGGAACTCCAGTAGAAGCAGTTGGTGATTTAGAATGCGATCTTACTTGATATGCAACTATTTTAGTTACGTCGTCTGCATTAACTACTGCGCCTATAATATCACCGGCCGGCAACCACTCCCATTTTTTATAATCCGATCTTTTTCTAAAAAAACAATCGCCGTATTTGACCATATTTCTAGATAATTTAAATAATCGATTATCATTAAACCCATGTATATCAGTCCAATGTCTTAATGCGGTCCGCAAAGTAAGAACTAAAGTATCATCTAACTCTTGACCATTATCGGATCGGATATCTAAATCAATCGGTAAATCAGTTGTTATATTTCTACCAGTTATTTCTTCAGCAATAATATCTAATGCACGAGCAACTTCAACATCATTATCCATTGCATTATATTCATTATATCTAGATAATCGGGTAGCACTACCTTGAATTAAACGAAGATACCAAGTTACGTTACTAGACGTTGCAAATCCTTGGTCGATGAATTGATTATCGCTAACAAACACATTTGATTGTTGGGGCGAAACAATTTTATAAAAATCGGTAATTTTTGCCATATTGTTAATTTTTAATATATGATGTTAGAGGTTTTCTTAAATTCTGCTTCCAATCTTTTATTAAGAAAATCATTGACCGCAGTTCGCTCGGGAATTGACATATGTAGTAAAGCATGATACTGAACTGATCCTCTCATAAAATATGTCAATTCCACAATTTCTTCTAGTATTCGACTAGTTTCTTTCGATAATCTAGCTACGTACGCATTTATTTTTGCACTATCATTACTCTTTAGGAGTCTAAAAAAAAAGTCATTGGATTTAACGGTAATTCTAATAATATTTTTTCTTTACAATCTAAACAAGTTACTTCACAGGAAGTTACGACACCCCATTCACCACTCGCTGATAATGCATTTGCTATTTTTTCATACCAAGTAACTGGTATGAGTTTAGTCCATTCTAAAATTTTATTTTTATCAGTAATTCCATCGACAGAATGAATAATATTTAAAGTAGATTCTAATATTTTAATTTGTAGCTCAGAATTAGACATCGACTCATAATCGCCAGCATTTTTCATCATATCCAAATAATCTTTAAATTTAATTGGATGCAAAATTACAATCTGACCGTTATCCATCGGTATAGTACTTAATTCGCCGACCGAAGTTGGATCGATAAATCTAGTCGCACTAATTAATTTAGTTAATTGGATAGTATATTCGTGTCTTGCTGCATCTTCGCAAGTATGAGTATATTCTAAAGTATAATTATTACCGTACGTTACTTTACGCAGAACCAATAATAAAAAATCAACATCCTTACTAAATAATTCATCCGGTTTTAATATCTGAGGAATACATTTAGCGAATACTTTAGATAACGAGGTTCCGTTAATAATATCCGATATGTTTTTCATATAAATTTCATCATACGCAGACATAGGAAATACATTAACTTCTCCATCCACTACATCCGGAGCTAAAACACCTTCATCGTAAAAAAATCCGCGAGACGGTAATCGAACTAAGTCGCCCGGTAATCTAAAATCTAATAATAACTCATTGGACATTTATAAAACTCCTATATAGCAATAACAGTTATTTATGCTTCAGTTTGGAAGGTATTGCGGAATTGTTCTAATAAATTAACTTGATTTTCAGTTAAATTAGTAGGAATTTTGCAAGTTAATGTGCATAATAAATCACCATATCCGGTTGATTGCATAATAGGCATACCTTTACCCCTAATACGCATAGTAGCGCCGATTTGAGTACCGGCTGCAATCTTTAAATTACCTTCACCATCCATAGTTTGAACTTTTATTTCGCCGCCTAGACATAGTAAATCATAATCACAAGCTACTTGACATTTTAAATTATGACCTTGAACTTCAAATTGAGTTTTATTATCGATAATAATATCAATTCTTAAATCACCACAATTACCCCAATTATCGGAATGCCCGCCATTTTTAACGGATATTGAACTACCATTAAGTATACCCTTTGGTATATCGATGGTGGCTGATGTCGTCGATAAAATAACACCAGAACGATGACATTTTGGGCAAGGTGTTTTTACTGTTTTACCTTTACCGTCGCATGCGGTACATACTTGCTGCATTCTAAATGGTCCATTCTGGATTATCAAAACACCAGAACCATTACAATTATTACAATCAATAACATCAGACGGTTTTTCAGATCCTTTGCCATTACAAGTCGGGCAAACAATATTTTTACGATAATTGATTGTTTTTTGTAACCCAGTATAAACATCATTTAATGAAATCGATATACGATAAGCTAAATCTAAATGCTGAGTTTGTTGACTACCATTAAACCCAAAACCTTGATTAAATATATCACCAAATCCGGAATTAAAACCACCGAACCCGCCAAATTGAGGCCCACCACCATTATCATATTGAGCTTTTTTATTCGGATCTGATAATATATCATAAGCGCCAGTTATTTCTTTAAATTTCGCCTCAGCTTCTTCTTTATTATCTGGGTTACGATCAGGATGATGTTTCATCGCCAGCGATTTATATTTCTTTTTAATTTCGTCACTCGACGCATTCTTAGATACGCCTAATATTTCATACGGGTTTGTTGACATTTTAACTCCAGTAAATAATCTGATAAACGAATATTGATTTTATATGAAAATTCAGTTATAATCCACACAATTGGATAAAAAAATAATACCTATTAAAATAATTAGTTTAAATAATTATTTTTTTAGGGAATATATGACATGGAAAAGCCTATGGGATATTTACAAGTAATTGATAATTTAGTTTATCACGCGATACAAATTTTACAAGATTATAGTGATAATTGGGATGCGTTAAATCATATAGCAGTTGTATGTGCTGAAACTTATAATATACCATTTGATGTATTAAAAGAAGATTACGAAAAAGCATTAGAGATTAAATTATTATATCTGGCTAGATAATGTATATACCGACAAATTCAAAACAATTATTAACTGATTGTACCAAACTATTATTATATTTAGAAACTCAAAATATAAACATAGATCACGGAATAAATGAAATTTTATTATTCGATAATCTTTTAACACAATATCCTAATATTGGAATTAAAGAACCAATAGTCGGACCAAAATTTAAAGATTTTATTTATTCGATGTACGAACAATACGATCAAATAATTAATTATAAAGATGTTTTACCATTTATGCCGTATAATATTAGAAGCGGCATTTATTCTTCGATATTAGGTTTAATGGCCGAATATATTTCATTATGGGTCGTAAATGATTTATATAAAAATGGAGAAATTTTACAAGATTTCAATAGTCAGTTAGCTGGGCATGATATTCGATATTTACATAATGATAATAATATCACAGCCGATGTAAAATTATCGACTACTGATTGGACTAATGAAAAAAGTATTCATGTTCATAAAGATTGGTTCCACGAAAAGAAGAAATCTACTAGATTTCATATAGTTGATATACATAATCATTCGCATTTTATTATAGGTAGATCGTTTTTACATTATAATCATGAAAAATACGGCGATTATATACCAATTAAACAAATGAAATCATATTCTATATACAGTAGACAAGATATATCCCATTTAATCGAATTATTTTACAATAAAGGTACCATATGAAAAAAATAGCTGCAATTTTATTATTAACCCCACTTTTAAGTTTAGCTGATGCATTACCTAATCCGATTTTAACTCCCGGTGAAATAAATCCAAAAATAACACAATCAAATATTCATAAAACAATATGCATCTCCGGGTTTACTGGTACGATAAGACCACCAGTTTCGTATACTAATAAATTAAAAGCGGAACAAATAAATCAATATGGATATGCTGATAAAAATATGTCACATTATGAAGAGGATCATCTAATACCGTTATCGGTAGGTGGTCATCCATCAAGTCCGAAAAATTTATGGCCAGAAGCTTATGCCGGAGCAGAGGGGGCGCGCAAAAAAGATGTATTAGAAGGCTATATGCATAGAGCAGTATGCGACGGTAAAATTTCATTAAAAGATGCTCAATATATATTCACCCACAATTGGGTTTCAGTTTATTACCAAGTAATAAAATAGATTGATTTATTTAAATTATTGATTTATAATATTATTTTACTAAATATAGATAGGTATTTCGAATGCAAGCTAAATTAGAAGCAATGTTACAATTACAAGATTCTTTTAATAAAAAAGTTCATCCGAATTGGATCGAACAAGGATTTAGATGGGATTTTGCTATTATGTGCGAAGCGGCAGAATTAATGGAACATGCCGGCTATAAATGGTGGAAAAAACAAGATCCTGATATGAACCAAATGATTATGGAAATGGTTGATATTTGGCATTTCGGTATGAGTATGGATTTAGCTAATTTACCAGAAGGTGAAAAATTAAATTTAGAATCGGATTTAATTGTTAGTTGTTATATCAATTCGATAGCAAATGCTTGTGATGATCCGGTACATACTGACTTCGATTTAGATGTTTTTAAAGACGGTATAGCACTATTAACCCATTTCGTAACTCAAGAAAATGCTATTTTTGCGGATGATATTTTCTTTCAAATGTGGTATTTACTAGGTCTTAATTTAGACGATCTTTATAAAAAATATATTGGTAAAAATGCATTAAATGAATTTAGACAATTAAATGGTTATAAAGATGGTTCTTATATCAAAATCTGGCATGGCGAAGAAGATAATGAACAATTAACTAAAATTTTAGATAATATTGTTTTAGATGAAAATTTATATACTCATACATTAACTGCATTATCGGTTGTTTACGAAACCGTTAAATAGATAAACTTAATTTTACCAATTCATCGGGTGTTGCATTGTTCTTAAGTTTATTCGCCCGATATGATATCACTCGGATATTATTTGCATTATATCCGAGTGATGAATCAATCCGATCTATAGAATAAGAATTATCTTCGACTTTTCCTCTATTAAAGGTTAATGGAATTCCTAAAATCGGACAAGATATAGGATAATCTAATTCATATAAATCAGTTAATGATAAGTTAAAATCAATATTTCGTTTTTTAGCTGATGCTTTTAAACGATTGTATATAGTTTTAACTTCGGGTATGTACATTAAATTATCCCAATAATAATTCTTTATTATCTTCGGAAATTATTGAAATAGAAGCACCTTCATATAATGGATTTGTAGTTTTTAAAGACATCAAAGCCGATTGAGCTTCTAGCTGAGATTGATATTTTGATATAATTTGACCATTAAGTTTAATAGCGTATTGTTGCGGAGTATTTAATAACATGGAGTAATCCTAAAAAATAATTATATTTACAACAAATCTTCGAGCGAGTATAAATATATGTGTGAATTAACAATATCAGAATATAATAAAATATATAATACAAATTTACCAGATAATCATCATGAATTAACAATAAAAGAATTAAATTTAGAATTAAATAATAATATGAATATATCATCAAACCCACCTATTATATGGCTTACAGGATTACCACAATCCGGAAAATCAACCATCCTAGCAGAATTCGATAAAATACTCGAAGAACAATATATCGGCTCATTTATCATTGATAATGACCACATTCAAACTAGTTTTTGTCTTGACTTAATTACTAACGCGGCGGATTGTCTAGATAAAGTTAGAATAGTAGCCGAAGTTGCTAAAATCGCATCATATTCCGGCTGTATAGTTTTAACCACTGCCATCAATCCATTCCACTCTAGTAGATTAATAGCTAAAAATATATTAGGTGATGATTATGTTGAAGTTTTTGTTAATTGCCCACTAATTAAATGTGTAGAGCGAGATACAAAAGATTTATATCATGGAGCATTATTAGGCGGAACTGATATATCATATGAACAACCATTAGAACCGCATCTTATTGTTGATAGTGGTAATAAATCAGCGAAAGAATGCGCTCAACAAATATTTGACTTTATTAGAAATAGATTATAAAATATAAAAGAATATGCAGTAAAATCGGTTCATAATCGATCGATAGTATAAGAAAGGAATTTCACGATTATTGTTACTTTAAATTAAATTATTAAAATATTATTATAGGAATTATTAAAATGGCTCGTAATTTTAGCTTAGACGCATTAAAACAACATTTCGCAGCATCTGCACCACAAAATAATCAACAAAATAGCAATAATTATTATCCATTCTGGAATATGGATGCTGGTGATTCTGCGGTCGTTCGTTTCTTACCTGATAAAAATATGGATAATCCTTGGTTTTTATTAGAAAAAGCGCATCATGAATTGATTATTGGTGGCGAAAAAAAGAAAGTACCTTGTTTAAAAAATTATAATAATGAAGATTGCCCAATCTGCAAAATGAGCCAACAGTTTTATAAAAACGAAGGCAAAGATACAGTAATGGGTAAACAATTATATAAGAAACGTCAATATTTGGGTCAAGTTTATGTTGTAGATGATCCACTCCCGATCGATAAAGAAACTGGTAAAAATTTAGATGGTGAAGTTAAATTAGTTTCCTTAGGTCAAAAAATTTACGAATCTATTAAAGATGCAGTTGAGACTGGTGAACTAGATAATGCACCACATTCTTATGATGAAGGTACAAACTTTATTATTAGAAAAACAATGAATGGCGTATATGCAGATTATTCAAGAAGTAGATTTGATAAACGACCTACTCCATTACCTGCAGCTTTAGCTGATGAATTAGAAGACAAATTGGTCGATTTAACTACTTTATTACCAGCTAAGCCGGACTATGATTTTCTAGTCGAACAATTAAATGCGCATTTAAATGGCGGTGATGCTCCAGTACACACATCAACTCCTACTCAATCGTATGAAGCTCCAGCTCCAGCAGCAACCACATACGAACCAACTCCAGTAGCAACACCAAAAGCTGCAGCACCAGTATCATTAGATGAAGATGATGAATCGGCTGCTGTTTTAGCTCAATTAAGAGCAAGAAAAAATACAATTAAATAAATTGTATTTTTGGACAGGGACGTCTATTTAAATATAATGTATGAAAATTTTAACGTTTATTTTTTGGTTTATCTTTTTATGTAGCTTTACTAGTTTCATATATCATGAAATTATGGAAGATCATAGTAAGCCAATCGAAGAATCGGATATTATTAAATAGAGATTAGTATTATGAAAAAAATATTTTTATTATTACCATTATTAACTGCATGCAATAACGATCATCAACAACAACAAGTTCCTTACGTACAGCAAATACCACAAAATGCTTACGTTCAACAAGAACAATACCAGCAACCACCGCAATATATACCACAACCAGTTATAGTTCAACAACCAATGGCTCAACAACCACAATATGTTCAACACGATTCTGGTTCGGGAGTTGGTAGTTTCGTTGCCGGAGCAGCTGCGGGCGCATTAGCATCACATGTTTATAATAAAATGAATGAACCTGATCAAATCAATCATTCAGCTAATACTCAACATTCTCCACATTTTAATACCGATGTTATAAGATCTCCGAGTAATACATCTTCGGCTAATTTAACTCCGAAGACTTTGACTCCAGCTCCGACTAAAAATTATATGGATATGAATAAATTATCAGAACATTCATCTGATCGTAAATCATATTATTCAACTCCATCAGCTGCATCAAAACCAACACCATCTAAATCATCAGGTGGATTTATGAATATGAATAAATTAGCGAGAAAATAAAATGATTATTAGAAAACAATTTAAATTCGAAGGCGCCCATATTGTTAGAAATTGCTCTTCAAATAGATGTAAATTTAGTATTCATGGTCATTCGTATGTAGTAGAAGTATTCTTTACTGCAGATGATTTAGATAACGGCCAAATGATTATGGATTTTGGTTTAATGAAAAATACCGTAGGGCAATTTATTGATTCGTTTGATCATGCATATACGGCTTGGTCGAAAGAATCACCGGAATTTAAAAATTTTATTAAAGACCATTCAGCTAGATATATTGAAATGCCAGTTAGTCCATCAGCTGAAGCTTTATCTTTAATGTTCCTTTTTGTATTAGATAAAATCGTAGAAAATACTGAATTTAATAACGGCGAAGTAGGTGTTAGAATTAATTCAGTTCGAGTCCATGAAACGACTACTGGATATGCAGAATCATTCCGCGATGATTTAAAATTATTCCCGTATGAATTATCTGATATCTTTATTAGTGAAGATATTAAAGAAGAATGGAAAGATCCTGATATGTGGAATAAATTGATTAATGGTGTTAAATTTAATAACCCAATTGTGGTCCAACAAGTATGAACGTAATTACTGTTGAATTTACTGAGGAAGTAAAACAGGATTTATTAAGTAAAGGTATCGATGTTTATAATGAAGTATGTAGAGCATTACCATTTGAAGAAATCGATATTAAAGTAATTAAAGATCCCGATTCTGTAAATTAATAAAAATATAATTTTTAAATAGTGGTTTTAATAACCACTATTTTTTTAGCTAATACTTACGGATATAATATGAAATTTTTAAAAGATTTTAACAAAACAGTTAGTAAAATGGGTGAAGGTGTAAATACGGATACTTCACCTCCGGATTGGTGGTTCGGCTCTGGTAACTATGTTTTAAATAAAATTATCGCCGGTAATTTCGATCGATGTATAGGTCAGGGTAGAGTTACAGGATTAGCTGGACCATCAGGTGCAGGTAAAAGCTTTTTATTAGCTAATATCATTAAACAAGCTCAAAAAGAAGGTGCTTATATTCTTTTACTTGATAGTGAAGGGGCATTCGATGATGATTGGGCAACTGCTATTGGCATCGATGTAACTAGTGAAAATTATAACTGTATTCAGGTTTGTACTATTCCTCAAGTAGTTAAAATTGTTAGTTCATTTACTAAAGGGTATCGAGAAGATTATCCAGATGGTAAAGGCCCGAAAGTTTTAATAGCAGTTGATAGTTGCGATATGTTAATGACTGACAGCGAATCGGAAAAATACGATAAAGGTAATCCGAATGCAGATCAAGGTCAACATCCAAAGCAAATCAAACAGATGTTAAAAACTTTCGTAAATGATATTAAATCATTATATGTTAGTATGATCGTTACGAAACAAGTTTATCCAGCTAATCATGATCAGTTATTAAAAGGCGAAGGTGCTTGGGTGGTTAATGATGCAATTCGATATTCATTATCACAAATCATGTTAATTACTAAATTAAAATTGAAAAGTGATTCTGGTATTACCGGTATTAGAATGAAGGTTGAAGGTTTTAAAACTAGATTTGCTAAACCATTTCAGCAAGTAACGATTGAAGTTCCGTATGATACTGGCATGAATCCATATAGTGGTTTATTGGATGTAGCTGTTAATATGGGAATTGTTACTAAAAGAGGTGCTTGGAATTATATCGAAGGAACTGATATTAGTTGGTCTGGTGAAAAAAATACAACAGAAGCACATTACTCTAAAATTTTAGAGCTAGCTGCAACCAAGGATGTTTTTTTACAAGTAGATGAAGAGGATGATGTTTCAGCAGCCGCATCTAGACAAAAAAAACTAATGGAAAAGCATGCACCAAAAGATGATGAAAGTGTAGATGTAGATTAAATTCTTTACTATTCGGGGTTAGTTAAATATAATATTTAACTAACCTTTTTTTACTATTATGAAATTACAAGAACTTATTTTAGAATCGCCCGTTTTAACCGATAAAATATCTAACTATTTAGATAACCCGGTTAAAAATCAAAGTCAGTTAGAAAAATTTTCGACGATGCATAAACAGCATTTATTTGACTTGGGAAAATATACACACGTATTTAAAATTTATAATAATAATGATGAATATTATATAGCTATAGATAGTCATGATATGAAAATCGTTTATTATATGTCATATAATTTTACTAGCGTTCCTATATTGGGCATGGCAGTAAACCAATCATTTGTTTGGTTAGATAAAGATTACCCACACACTAAAGGATTACCGAAAAAAATGTTCTTTGATTATTTGTTAAAAGAACATAATATAGTCATTACTGATTCAATTCAAACTTGGGATGGTCGTGATTTTTGGTTAAGACGATTATTAGAAGCGTTTCAAAAACATTTACATGTTTATTATATTGATTTATCGAAAAATCATATAGAACCAGTTATGCGATATATGGATGTTTATAAATTAGATAAGAAATATCAAATATGGGCTCCATTAGATTTAAATGCATACGATAGACGGTTAATTATTTCCACTACTGAATTATTATAATGACTACTAGCTTAGATTTAATAAAAAAAGACTTAAAACATTTAGATAAAATTATAGAAATATACACTGAAGATTTAAACGAAGCCGATATTTTATTAAAATTAACTAATAAAAAAATCGATATGGCTAATGCCGAGCATTCGGGTTGGAAAAATTATTATCATGCAAAAGAAGTAGAAGTCAAATATTTAAAAGAATACGTTCGATCCAAATTAGATGAAGTCCATGGTGAATTATGGGTAAAATATACTGAAAAGATGGATCGAGTATTAACTCAAAAAGATAAAGAACAATATATTAGAAGAGAACCAATTTATTTAAACATATTATCAGAATTTTTAAAAATACAAGAATTACATGAGCAATTTGTTAGATTAAATGAAAGTTTTACTACCAGAGGCTATGTATTAAATAATTTAACTAGATTAATTACATCAGATACTAATGATTGGATCATACCGTGAGTGATAAACCTACTATTAACGTAACTATACATGACGAAGTAAAATGCCAATTTATCGGTATTGATAAAACCACAATTGATTACTTATATAATAAATTTAGCTTATTTGTAGAAAATTATAAATTTAACCCTAGATTTCAATTAGGTGTTTGGGATGGTAAAAAGCAATTTTTTACTAAACAAGGACAAACCTTTGTTTACCTTATGCCTGAAATTATTTCAATTTTAAAATCTAGAAATTATAATATTGAAATAATTGATAATAGAAGTCTACCTTTTTACGACGTCAGTGATCCGATAGAAAAAGATTACTTTAGTCATATCATCAATAAAAAAACAAAAAAACCTTACATGTTAACGGATCACCAGCATGAAGCTATTAATAAGATGTTACCGATTGGTAGCGGTATAGCTTTAGCTGGAACCGGCTTCGGTAAAGCACAACCTCTATATTGTAAAATATTAACGCCTACTGGTTGGACTACTATGGGTGATATCAAATCAGGAGATTTGGTATTTACGCCTAAAAATACGGTTGCTAGGGTGGTTAATACGTACGATCAAGGTATTACTGACGTTTATAAAATTAATTTAGATGATGGTGGTGTAACTTACTCGCATATAGATCATTTATGGAAAATTTATAATCAAAGATGGTTATATAGTGGAGAAGAACCTTTTAGTGTAATTTCTACTAACGAGATTATGGATATATTGAATAATACATCAAAAGATGTTTATTTGCCGGTTATTCCAATACCAATTAATTTTAAAAAATATGATTATCATATCGATCCGTATATCACCGGTTGTATATTACCGTTCGTTGAAATCGAAAATGATCAATTAATCATTAAAGAGCGCAAAGCTAGTACCCATACCCACAGCGAAATAAAAATATCTAATCTTATAGATACATTTAAACAATACGGAATTATTATCAAATATTATGATAAAATCGGTAGATTAGAAGCGGAAAATAATTCCGGTCAGTTTATTATTGAGGCTGCTAAATCTACCATTATAAATCAAATGGAAATACCGACCACTTACGTATTTTGTGATAGTAATGATAGATTGCGTTTTTTGCAAGGTGCTTGTGATGTAGGCGGAACATTATCGAAAAATGGACAAATAAGTTTATCAATCCCAAATACTAGAATTAAAAATCAAATTAGAGAAATGATTTTACTTCAAGGTGGGTGCCTTGATCCGTTAAATAATAGATCTAGTTACAACAAACGATTAAACTCGACAATTTATTTTACTCATCATTATCCAGATGCGTTTTTTACTGAGTTAAGTAAGAAAAAACATTATATTTTACATAAAACGGATAATAGATCGAAATTATCTAAGAATAGAAAAATTGTTAGTATTGAACATATCGGACAGGAACCGACTAGATGCATATACATAGATGACGCAGATCATCTATATATTACGGATGATTGTATTATTACACACAATACCATTTTAAATGCTACTATGTGTGATGTTTATGCAAAGAAAGGATGCAAAACTTTAACTATAGTACCGGCTACAACATTAATTAATCAAACTATTGCTCAATTTAAAGATTTAGGATTATCTGTTGGTCATTATAATTCCGAAAATCAAGATTTAGAACCAGATCATATAATTATGACATGGCAAACATTAAAGAATTATCCGCATTTGATCAAATTATTTCAGATGGTGGTAGTTGATGAATGTATTGCTGGATCTTCTAGTATTTTATTGGCTAATGGTTATACTAAATTAATTCAAGATATTGCAGTTAATGACATTATTATGTCATTTGACGAGGAAGCCGGATATTTCGTAAGTGATCGAGTTAGTAAAGTACATAAAAATTTATTAAAATCATCTGATGAATTGATGTACGAATTGGAATTCGATAATGGGAACATTTTACAAGTAACTGGAAATCATTTAATTTTAACAGAAGGGGGTTATAAACGAGCAGATCAATTAACGGAGGAAGATGAAATAATTAACAGTGGGTGATAGAACCGCATTTATTTACAAATTTTTTTAGGTCATAGATATGCAACATCATTTTAGTATTGAAAAGTATTACAAAGGATTAGAAGACGGATACGTAGAAAAGTCAAAAATATCACAGCGAGTAAATTCGCCCCGATGTTGCGATCCATTATTAATTCCGTTTATCTATAATGACCGAGGAGAAAAACAGTTTATAAGTGACGGTGATAGAATTGCAATAATAGATGGAGTTAAGATAATTAAATCTAGTATTGTCAGGAAATTTAAAAAATACATATAGAGGCACTAAAATGAGTAACGAAAATGAAGTAACCATTAATAATGGAAATAATGGTAACAATAACGGAAATAATGGGAATTCTAATAACGGAAATAATGGGAATTCTAATAATGGAAATAACGGAAATTCTAACAATAACGGTAATCACGATAATGGCCATTCTGGCAATAACGACAATTCCGGGAATGGCGACAATTCGCATGATAACAATAACAACGATAATTATATTAATCCTGATGTTGATAGCGATATCCATGAGTTAGATGATATTGGTGATTCGGATAATATCGACGTAGAAGATCACGACGGTGATAATCCAATCAAACGAATATCATTATATGATTACGATGAAGTTTATTATTCGTTTGATTTATCTAGAATAAGTTCTATAGTTATCCACAATAGCAAAACATTTGCTCAAACTGTTAGCTTAAGATTAGAGATAGATAGTACTAAAATTTATAAATTTTATACTAATCATAGAAATACAAAAAATGTTAAAATCGAAAGTTCATTTATTGAACAAGATACTTTTAGACAATTAGTTATAGACTTAGGTTTATACGATTATAGATTTCCATTTTAAATGATGAGGAGATGATATGGAAAATAACGATTTTATTAACGTAGAGCTTTTTATACGTGGTCCGGATTTCCATATCATCGAACCTATAGCCGATAAGTGGGCTGATGAGTTTGATTGCTATAGCATTATTAACTGCGGTTATCATTCGGCTTATATTTTTGAGGATTTTAATGTAATATATAAACTGAAACATTATAAAAATACTTATCTGCCAATATTAGCTGAAAATTTACCAGAAAATGCTTACGTTTTAAATATAACGGATTGGAATGGTAATATTATATATACCGCCGGCAAATATAATATAGATAGAGATAATTCAAAAATAGTCCATCATAGATATAATTAAAATGAAATTAATTAAAAGAACATTAATAGAAAAACCAGAATATGTTTATAATTTAGAAGTAGAAAAAAATCATAATTACGTCGCAAATGGCGTTGTAGTTTCAAATTGTCACGGATCAAAAGCAAAAACACTATATGAATTATTAACGGATTATGGTCAACATATAGTCCATAGATATGGATTAACCGGGACGTTACCGAAAGATCCAGTTAATAAATTACAAGTTCATATTGCGTTAGGTCATGTAAATTGTTCGTATTCAGCAAAAGATTTAATTGAATCTGGTTGGCTAGCTCAGCCTAATATTACCGTCGTTCAATTAGATGATATTCAATGCCTTCGAGATGGGGGCGTTAAAAAACCGCACGATTTAATGTACGAAGAAGAAGAACATTTTATCAAATCAAATACTCAACGATTACAATGGTTAGCTGATCGTATAGTAGCCGATTCTAAAAAATCAAAAGTAGGTAATACTTTAGTTTTAATCAATAATATTAAATTCGGTAAAGAATTGGGTGCATTGATTCCAAATTCACATGTTTTAAATGGTTCGAATAAAGATTCAGCTAGAAAAGCAGTTTATGATTTATTCGAAACTAATGATGATGTTATTGCGATCTGTACTAAAGGTATAGCCGGCGTTGGATTGAGCGTCGATCGTATTTTTAATTTGGTGTTTATTGATGCTGGCAAATCATTTATAGCGACTATTCAGCAAATAGGTAGGGGTCTACGAAAAGGTAGAGATAAAGATTCGGTTAATATTTCCGATATCTGTAGTAATATGACGTCAGCTGATGCCCGAATGAAAAAACGAATTGCTTATTATAAAGAAGCCGGGTATCCATTTAAATTAACTCAAGCGCAATATCATAAAAATACTGAAGTTGACGATATCTTCAATATTGATTGATTTTTTCATACTATTATACTATAATTTAACTTTACATTTAATGAATGGGATCTTTTTATATGTCTATATATAATATTTTGCAAGAATTATCGGAAACTACAAAATCAACAATTAAAATTAATATTTTAAAAGAACATATCGATAATGAATTATTAAAACGAGTATTCGTAGCTGCATTATCACCGATCAATATTTATTATATTAAAAAAATTCCAGACTATACTCCATCAGAAAATCCAACATTAACTTTAGATGATGCTTTAAGTAAATTAGTCGATTTTTCATCAAGAAAATATACCGGTAATGCAGCTATTCAACATTTAACTAATATCTTAAATGCATTATCCGAATCTGATGCTGATATTATTTCAAGAATTATTCAAGGTAATTTAAAATGTGGGGTTAATGAAAGCACCATTAATAAAGTATTTAAAGATTTAATTCCAGAATATCCGTATCAGCGATGCTCTCAACTCAAATCAGCTAAAGCCGCAAAATACCCTTGGGATAAAGGAGTTTACTCTCAATTAAAAGCTGATGGATTATATGCTAATTTAAATTATTCAAATGTGGGTGAAATTCGTATTTTAACTCGTGCCGGGCGCGAATTTGAATCTCATGATCAATTTGCTAATATTATTGATTACGTAAAAAATAATTTTTATAAAAATACTCAAACGCACGGTGAGTTTTTAGTCGAAAAAGATGGTAAAATTTTACCTAGAGAAATTGGTAATGGTATATTAAATAAAGTTTCTAAAGGTGGAAAATTTGAAGAAAATGAAAAACCAATTTATATGGTTTGGGATCAGATTCCATTAGATAATGCAGTACCGAAAGGTCGTTATGAAAAAACCTATGATTTTCGGTATAGTGAATTAATTTCTCAAATTAAAACGAGTAAAGCAGATATTCAATTAATTAAATCTAAATTAGTTTATAGTCTAGAAGAAGCATTAGCTGATTTTCAATATTGGTTATCTTTAGGTTACGAAGGTAGTGTTATTAAAAATCCGGATGGTTTTTGGCGCGATGGTACTAGTACCGATCAAATTAAATTAAAATTAATTGTTGAAGTTGATTTAGAAATTGTTGGTTATACTACTGGTACTGGTAAAAATAAAGAAATGTTTGGTTCTATTATGACTAAAACGTCGGATGATTTATTAGAAGTAAATATTCCCGGTATTAAAGATGCTATGCGTAAATATATTCATGAACATGCCGATGAATTAATTGGGACTATCGTAGTCGTTAAATTTAATAATATCTTACCACCCACCGATAATAATACTAAATACTCATTATTCCTACCTCGATTCGTCGAGTTAAGATCCGATAAATTAATTGCCGATTCATTAGAACAAGTTATCGATCAATATGATAGTGCTATTAATAGTATGAAATATTTAGATTGACAAAGTATTATTTTTAATATATAATCGGTAATATTTAACTACTAGGGATTACCGATGATTTTGCAAAATGAAGAAGGTAAGCCATTCGTTATTGACGATATTAAAACTACGCCAGCTTATAACTATGTTTGGTGTTTAGATTTAAAAGAACAAGATTATATTTTATCCAATATTAAAATATTGGAAGAAAATACTTGTAGTACGATAACTTTAATGGTCAATGGAACTACATTTAAAATGCCTGCGTATTGGTATATTTTAGTATGCGATCCCGAAACGACGCAATTAGATGCGGTTCAAGCTTCAACATTATCGAATAATATATTTTACGCTTTGGTTTATGGTGCATCGACTAATCAGCCAAGTTTCCTACCTATTCATGTTTTAAATTGGGAAGCCGAAGAAGTAAATGTTTATCCATCGACTACTAGAAATCTAATGTTATGTCATGATGTCGGCGATGGGAAATGGGTATCGATTTCTTTCTCCGATACGTATAATAGATTTCTTAAAGATACTACTGCTAATAATTTGGTGAATTACTAATGTGGGATATTAAAATAATGTGGGAATATATTAAAATTAAAATATTAGATATATTTGTTTATTTACTTAGGGGTAAGTAATGGCAGTTAAAAAGAAAAAAACTAATGAAATTAGTGTAAGTGAATTTAAATCTTGGATTTCTGGTATTGAAGATATGCAAGAAGATGGTTGGGTTCCGAATAAAGTTCAATGGGATAAAATTAAATCTAAAATTAATCTATTATCCGAATCAGTCGATGCAGAGCCGTCAGAAATTAACGAACCTCAAAAATATTATCAGCCTGCACCTCAAATGCCATGGCCCCAACCGCCACAATTTCAGCAACAGCCTTGGTTACCTCAAGCTCCTGGCAGTTACGGTAATCCACCCAGTTTGGATGACGATATAACATATTCTGATGGTTCAAAACCTGCATTTTTATGATCGAATTAAAAGATCGAATTTTATGGTATGATGGTTCTATTAGTATAGATCCGAAAGATATACAGAAATATATTCGAGTAAAAAATTTATTTGTTACTCAATTAACAGACGATATTAAACAATATAATAAAAATGTGGTTGATTCCGATCGTATAGTTATTAAGCAAGGGTTAAATGATTTCGATACGAAATGGAATATTCCTGATTTATATTTTAATATTGATGTTTTTGATTATATTACGAATAAATTTTTAATGATTTGTGATGATGAGCGATATTCAGATAGTGAAGTGATTTTTAGATTTAAACGAATTAAAACTGAATATTCAATCTTTAATAAATTAGGATTAAATGATTTACTGCGGACATTGATTTATATTATTGATAAATTTAAACAAAATAATATAGTTTGGGGTGTCGGTAGAGGCAGTAGCGTAAGTAGTTATATTTTATATCTAATGGAAGTTCATGATATAGATAGTATAACTTACGATTTAGATTTTTCAGAATTTTTAGGGGGTTAATATGAGCTTTTCTATTCAAGATTTTTTATCTGCTCGCAAACGCGAAGACGAGAAAAAAAAAGAGCAAAATAGACGTAATACCGATACTTCAACTTCTAGTCTAACTGAATCAAGTAGTTCATTTGGTTTCGGTAATAGTTATGATGGCGGAAGCTATGATAGCGGAAGTTGTAGCAGCGACGGTGGAAGTTGTGGTGATTAAATTTATATAATAACGGAGTTTTAAAATGGGAAAAGTAAGAAGCGCTTTAGGTCAAGTTGTAGATTTTGATTTAATGCAATTAATGAATGATTTAAGTACGCCTAAATCAAATAAAAAGCCGTATACGCCGCCTGCAGCGGCTCCTATCGACGATATTCAAGTTATAGAAGAAATTCCGGCATCTACGTACTACCAACCAAATTTTATTAATGATGTCTCGCCATTAGCTGATAGAATTGATACTCCGGTAGCACAGCCATTACAAGTAGCAGAACCGTTAAATTCGGCCCCACCAGTAACTAAATCTAAAAAAGGTTAATTATGTTAAAACCATTATACGATTCGATTATTTTTCAATTTGAAGATGAAACTGAAGGGTTGGGGTTTAATAATATTTCAGCTGGGGGTATTATTTTTAAATCGTACGACCACGATGCGTCATCCGATAGGTACGCTAAAGTATTATATATAGGCGATGATTGTCAATTCGTTAAGGTTGGTGATCGTATTTTGGTTGAACGTTTGCGCTGGACTGAAGGATTAAATTATGAAGGCCAGCGTTATTGGCGAACAACCGAAAAAGATGTTATGTTTATATCAAAATAATACTTGATATCGTTGTACTATTATATTATAATATAATAAATTAAACTTAGGAAAAATATTATGACTACTATTGAAAATAACTTAAATTTATCAGATACAGTACCGACTCAAGTTGGTGATACTTTAGTTTTAAATCCAACTATTTTGCCGGATATTAAAAAATCAACCCAATTAGTTTTACAACGCGTTGAATCTACTGTAAAGTGTAATCGATATAATCGTAAAAAATTAGCGTATGGTATTATCGGTGATATGATGCAGTTTAATAATAAACGTCGAGTTATTGTCGCTAGATTAATGTGTGAATTAGGTGTAAATAGTAACTACGCTAACGTTTTAATCCAACAATATCGTACATTAAATGGTTTAGTTGAATCGAGGGCTGATTATGTATAATTATCGTATAATTTATCGGCCGAGATTAAATGGTAATTGGAGCTTATTAAATAATCCGACTTTAGGATTTCCTGATCAAATTTCAGTTAAGATTAACTATAGAATAGTATAATAAAAAAGCCCATTATATAATGGGCTTTTATTTTGCCTTTATTTTTACGCCAATACTTCTAAAGTAACAGCAAAAGAATAATATGTCGGTTTAACGTCATCTGGTGTAAATGCAGCAACATCAGCCAATATCGGATTACTTATAGCAAAATCAGTTGATGGTGTATATGTATCTGCTGCAAAATATTGCAATTTAGTATTAATGTACAATACCGCATCTTTTAAAACTACACTTGAAAATGTAGGAGATGGGAAGCAGGTTGTATCAGAATTAATGATATTTGCACCGAAGGCTTTGAATGAATATGTAAAACCATCTAGCAAATCGTTAACCGCGAACGGTAATGAAGAATTAACTAAAATGCCGTTTAATACCGTATGTTTAATTGGTACAGTAACACCACCATTATTATATAAGGCTGGTGTAACATGGAAAGTATGGCGGCTAACCTTATCATTATATTCGATTACTAATGATACTTTAAATAATTTTTTAAAATTAGCTGCAGATATAGTTACATTAGATGAAGTTCCATCTACATTGTATTTTTTAGTTGCAGATGCGGTATTTTCTACAGTATATAAATCACCAACACCATCTACTTTAAAATCAAAGACGTATTGATTATGCGATAATAAATCTTTTATATCTTTTTTAGTTGCGATTTCTAAATTAACATTATGATCATTAAATGTCGCTGGTTTTGCACCATAATATAAAATTTCGTTGATATATTTTGGCGTTATATTAACTGGAGGAACTGCACTAGAAGTTAACGATAATTCTTCGTAGGCTACCATCGAATGCCAACCGCCATTAACATTATCATAAACGTTTACTGTACGATCAATCGAAGCATTATTTAATTTACCAAAATAAACAGCCCCATCTTGACCAGCTAGCGGTAATTTATTATTTGTGGTATATATTTGAGCATTTAAATTAACTGCAGCTCCGTTACTAATTACAAATAAACTATTAGAATCAGTTACTATATTATTATTACCGTAGTATAACGTTCCGTTGCTTTCTGACGCTAATGTAATACTACTTTTTACTGGATTTATATATAACGCATTCCAAGAATTATCATCGTATAATAAATTTAAAACATTAGTTGATTTATTATACCGTAATTTTGTTGCGATATAAGTCGATCCGGCAGTCGTATATTGAATTAATGAATCAGTATATTGTTTATTAATAATATCATAATTATTAGTCGGTATTTGGTCTACTTGTAATTTATTACCCGGAGTATAAACTGCAACTTTTACTGGGTTTGCAATATCATTAGCCGTAAATTTTAAAACATTATTTTCTGTAAATAATTGGTTAGTAAATGTAGTATTAGGTCTAGAGCCGATTACTGGATTGGTAGCCGAGGCATTAGTCGCCATACTACCACCAATATACGACCAAATAGGCGAACCGCCAGCATCAACATTAAAACCAGAACAAATATATAAACCAATACCACTTACTGGATTGGAACTATAAAATAATTGACCTAATGTGGGATTAGCTGGTTTAGCTGAACCATTCTGAATAGCATTAACTGGCTGCCAATATTTAACTAATGATACATCAGATAATATTAACATATAACTTGTATTTGTATCGGTATCGTACCAAATATCACCGACTGTATGATCTGCAGTAGATGGTTTAACGTTACTAGCAGTTAATTTACCATCGACATATGATTTTGTTGCGTATGCGGTTAATGTATCGTTAGTTACAGTCGAGGTATTAACTAAAGCCCATTGGGAACCTGAAGCAATCGATATTAAGCTTTGATTTAATTGGTAATCAGTGCGGCGTGTTGGATCTGCTATCGCGATATCATAATTCGCGGACGAAATTGCAGCAGTTGTATGTTTAGTTTTACATACCAATAAACGATTTCCATCAAACCATAATTGGCCGGCGACTGGATTTCTCGGTTCATATATTGAATTAAAATTTTCTAATAATCTGACTAAATTAGTCCAAAAACCAGTACCGTAACCTCTATATTGCTTCCCGAATAATTGCAATGAGGTTGTTTCATCTAAAGAGTCTGGGGCTATATTAATCGTCGTTGGTGTATCTCCACCATAATTGATAATGTAATTTGTATCGGCCATGTTAGATTTTCCGTGGGAATAAATAACATATTTATAAACATAAAAACCACAAATTACTTTATTAATTAAATATCAAACGTCTGCAAATCAAATCGCTTATAACATGATTCTGATGGATATCCTCTAGTATTAGATCTAATTTTGCAATTATCTAAATCAAATTGATCACATCCATGTAAATGCCCATGTATCCAATATTGAATACTTCGATTATCTAGAATAAATTCTTCTAAACTAGAGCAATATAAACCATTCATAATAAATGAACCTTTGTATCGGGCATCTATCGTTTCGAATGTTGGACTATGATGAGTTACTACTACTACTGGATCTTCGGATTGATAAGACGTAAAAAAATCAGTAATAAATTGAATAAATTGTTGATGTAATGAATACCAATAATCTACATTGAATGGCTCGTGATTTTCAGTAATATAATGAAAATCGTTTAATAAACCGGCTGCTCGATATTTAGTCGATGGGTCGTTTTTATTTAAATCAGTCCACATAGTACCACCAATAAAAGTAACTCTGTCTAATTTTACAATTTCATTTTCTAAAATATGCAAATTCGAATAACACTTAAATGCTTGTTTTAATTCGGGTAGATCAGTAATATCAGCTCCGTAATATTCATGATTACCCATTACCCAAATAACATGTTTATATAAATTAGTTACTTGATCGATAAATTTTAGAAATCGAGATATATTTCCGAATTTTACTGATTCGATATCGGTTTTTAAACGCGATATAGGCATTATATCGCCGGCTAAAATTAAAACATCCGCATTATCTACGTTATGAATTTCATAATCCGAAAATTCTAAATGCAAATCAGAACAGTATGTTACTTTCATATTATTTTAAACCTTACTATGATGAATAAAGTACAGGATGATAATTATCCAATACGCGGTTGATGCCTCGTACCAATAATATTGTTAATACTAGCCATACTAATGGTATCAAGAAGAAGCTTGCAACTAATAATGCAACAATAACTACTATCAATGACATTAGCATATATAAAACGCCCATTTTTAAATACTCCGTATAAAACAAAATAGTTATTTATATTATAAACCGTTATTATCGCAGATTATAATAGTAGTTAATATTATAGCGCCGCATAGGTATATAAATTGCATCGAATCTAACATTTAACCTCCGAATATATCAATTTGCCCTAGTTTTCTATCTTTCGCTAGCAAACACGCATCGGTCGTAATAATCTTATTTAATAATTTAAAATTTGTGATATTAACTTCAGGCGGACCATTTAATATATCCATCTCATCGCGAATATTCATCCACAATTTACCTAAAATATTATCACCAATTAATAAACCATTACGTTCAACCGTACCCCATAATTGATCTTTATGTGATTTTTCGACTATATCGCGATTACCAACCTCATTTAAAATACGTTTAATAAAAACGCTATTTTGATAAAATTTTAATCGCAAACAAAAATCCATTACTTCGACTCGAACATCATGCCAATCATCTCGAGTATATAATTTTCTATATTTTTTACTGGTCATTTTACTAGCCATACCAGAATGCCCTTTTAATATCTCGGCTTGGTAATCAGGGAAATCTGGGAATCTACATGCTTGATATAACGCTTCGGTATTTTTAATTTTAACGCCGCCGATAGTTACGCCATAATCATTCGACATATTAGATAACTCACCCCATTTTTCTTTTACTTTATTAAAAACGCAAGCTTCAGTTATAATATATTGGTCCATATTTATCTCTCGATCTGATTGAAAAATAGTATTATATCATAAAAGTAATACTAAGTCAATAATATGAGTTAAATACTTCTTTTTATATTATAATTATTAATTTTTATGCAATATACTCATAATCCAATAGATATCCCAGATCTCGAAACTTCTTATAAAAACGGCTTGCGTTATTATCATTGTGGTGATAACAAATACCCATCCATTACTTCGGTATTAGGATCGGAGCCAAAACCATATCTAATTGAATGGAGAAATCGAATCGGTAATTCAGCCGCAGATAAAGAAATGCAGCGTTGTGCGACTAGAGGTACTAATGTACATGCCTTAGCCGAACTATATTTAAATAATATGGAAATAGATAAATCGAAATATGAAAAATCCGATATTGTAATGTTTAATAAATTAAAAGTTGGATTAGCTAAAATTGATAATATATTAGCTCAGGAATGCGCGTTACATAGTGATTTTTTAGAAGTAGCCGGTAGATGCGATGTCGTAGCTCATTATAATAATAAACTATCAATTATTGATTTTAAAACCTCGAATGGAGTTAAAACCGAAGAACAGGTTTTCGATTATTTTTTACAAGAGACGTTTTATATGATGGCGTTATTGGAACAAACTGGAATTGAAGCTGAGCAGATTGTTACTATTATATCAGTAGAAAAACAATTAGCGCCTCAGATTTTTATTAAAAGTCCGAAGCCTTATATTAAGCCATTAATGCATAGAATAGATAAATTTTATAAACGGGAATATTAATCGTTTTGGCTATTTAGATATTCTATTATTAACTCTATAGCCAATAATAAACCGGCACCATACCCAAAAGCATAAGTTGTTTTATGATTTAAAGTTTTATTATATTCGTCTTGTAATCGTAATAAAATATCTTGCATATATTATCTCCTGCTGCGAAATATATTATATAATTCAAAACAATAAAAATCAAGTTATGCTTTAATGCCGGTCAAGGTAAATGATATTTTTTCAATTGCTGTTGTCGTAGTTCTAGTAATAGTAAATTTAGTATCCGGTTCTACTGTGCAATAAGTATCACTAAAAGTAGTTCCGATACTAGAGCAAGTTACGTAATAATTTCCCGATAATGCATTAGGTACTGTAATTTGACAAGATGCAATACCAATTGGTAAATTAATTGAACCAGTAACTAAAACTGTAGTTACTGAACTGCTACGTGATTCAGTATAAGTAATTCCATTATTAATAGCACCAGCCGAGTCAATTATAACTTCAGTCATATTATGAGTAATAGTTAGTTTTATATTATCGTCTACATATTTTTTCGTAGAGGCGTAAGATGAGTCAATTGTATTATCTGGTAATATTATTGCCCCATTTTTCGCACCGCCGACCAATTTAAGAAAATTACTTAATTCTGGGGGAGCCTCATTTCCACAATCGCATAATTTATTAAGAACATATTGTTTATTTGCTAATGATAGGTTATTGCTGGTACTCGTTATATTATTCAATAAAAGATGATCGATGACTCTATCATCCGATTTATTAAGCAAAATATAATTTTGTAATTTAGTTTTTAATATTGCTTCGGTAACATAATTTGTAACATTCGGCGATTCTACATTACTAATAGCAACCCAATCAGTTCCAGTATATAATTTTAATTGATCATAAAATGAATCAAACCATAATTGGCCTTCAATTAGTTGATCGCCGTATCCGGGCGGATATTCGCCGCAAAAATTTTCGCACAGGTGCAATAAATTAGTATTTAAATAACTACCCCAATCAATTCTATCACGTCCGAATAATGTTAACGATGTATCATTATTTAAGGTATTCGCTAATACAGTAATCGGTTTTTTTGTATTATTCGTAAAATCAATAATATAGTCAGACATATATTTCCTTTATGATACTGAATTATTAGATGGTAATGCTTGTAAACCCATTACACTACCACTTATATTTAATTCGCCGGTTGTATCCGGTCTAGTGATAGTAAAAGAATGATTATTAACTATAGTAACATGCAATTTAGTATATTTACCAATTGATTTACAATTAACAACCATATTAAATGCTGGTTTAATTTTAGCTACTGCCGAATCCATAAAATTAACCGGTAAATCTATAGTAATTGAATTTGCTGCGTCTGCTATAACTGCATTAAATTGAATCGAGGTAAATAATCCCGGTAAATTATTGGTCGTTGTGTTTTTTATCGTATATGTTGTTATTTTTTTAGAAGTATCTGAAGTATCTTCAACCGGATCGATAGATCCGATAGTTTGAACATATCTAATATTAGCTAACGCACCATCTGGCGAACTAGAATTCAAATCGCCCAATAATAACGGGCCGGTCATTGATACTTGACCGTCAATTGCTACGAAATTATAATTTCCTTCGGTTAAAACGGTATCGACGTATAATTTAGTAACTGCTTCATTATTTAATTCAATAGTGGATGAACTTAAAATAGAACATAATGTATCAGGTCCATCGTACGTAATATATGATTTTAATATAGTATCTAGAACTAAAGAACTATTACTAATAGTAGGAATAGAATCGATGTATATAATATCGATCTTATCAGTATTTGGTTTTATATTAATTTCATTCCATGATGTATTAAAAACATTTAATTTTTTAGTTTGGCTATTATAATAAACTTGGCCTTGTATTGGTTTTAAAGGCGGAGTTGTATTGCAAAAATTCTCAGTTAAATGTAATAAATTAGTTAATAAATCTTGCCCATAATTATAAGAATCATTACCAATTAATGTAAGTGAAGTTTCTTTATTTCTAGATTTATAATTAATAATAAATGGAGTTGTATTTTTATCATTATATGAATAAATTGATAAATTACTCATGCTGAATACCCTATAATTGTAAACATTACTGTCGATGCAACCACGCCGCTTTTAGTTATAGTAATTGTCCCTTTTTTATTAGCAAAATCTAATTTAACGGCGGTGTTACTAACCGCGTCAGCATCGAAAGTATTACTATTAACACTATAATTAATTAAATTACTAACGTCATCTAATTTAATTGTGGTATTAGTATCGCTAGCACCTAAATAAGCAACACCGTAAATATAAGTTAATTTCGACGGTAAAAAAGTAACAATACTATAACAACCATTAGTTAAAATAACTTCATTGGTTATAGTCATTACCGGCAAATTATCATCTACATATTTTTTAGTAATAGCAGTATATTCACTAGAAAACTCATTAATTTTTACATTAGATATAATTGGACCCGAAGTAGGTTCAGGATTTCCAGTTAATGGAATAAATCCAGTCGGTCCACTAGGTTTTAATTTATCGACAAATTCTTTAGTTACTGCACTATAACCACTAGCATTATCTGATAATGGCTTTAATAATAATGGACCGCTCATCATCCCATTAGATAACGGCAAATACTTATTTAATTTAATACCTAAATCATGTTCGGTTATGGCATCAGTCGGTTGTTTAGGTTTTTTGGAATAACCCAAATCAATCCATTCGGTTTTTGATTTAACTTTTAAATTATTATCTGATGTATCGTACCATAATTGCCCAATAATTGAATTTATAGGTTCATCATCATTACTAAAATGTTCTAATAAATGCAATAAATTAGAATTTAGATCTTTACTATAATTAATTGAATTTTTTCCGTGTAGTATTAATGGCGTCTGAGCATTATACGATCGTTCAGGTATTAATAAATTTGTTTTATCAATATCTGTAAATTCTATAGTGTAATTAGTCACGATTACTCCGAAATGCGTTTTGTTTGTTTAGGTCGAACTATTAGTTTCAGAACTAATCATCCCATTTATCATAATATTGATAATTTCATCCACTGAACTAATAATTCTAGATATAGAAATTGATTTATCGTCTACTATAGTATATGATATATTATTGGTTTTACCGGAATTCGGATCATTTGGCGTATATTGAAATATACTACTAGAAACCAAACATGTATAATCACCGACGAATGGTGTGTTCCAACTAATTGTCGCTTCAGTTTCGTTAATTGGGAATTTAAAATGTCCGGATATAGTCATTAATTTTTCATTTAAAGATTCGGTTGTATAACTTATTAAATCATTAACGTTAGTAATACCGCCGGTTATTGTAATATTAGTATCGGTGGTATGTTTAAAAATTGATTTATTATCAACGTAACTTTTATATGCTGCAGTATGCGACGTATAATACATTTCTGGTACGTGAATTATATTGGTCGTCGTATCTCCCGTATTCTTTAAATACCCATCCATACTACTATCGCCGGCATATAAACAAGCACAAACTCGATCTTTTACGTATCTTTTAGTAGCTAATGCATTATCGTTACTAGATACCGTTAATAATAAAGGTCCGGTCATTTTTTTAGTATTTCCGGATATATTAATATAATCAGATAATGTATTGTTTAAAATATCCTTAGTTACATAATTTTCTATAGTATTAAACTCGGCATTACATATTACATCCCAAGTTAAAAAAATAGGATCAATGCATAATTTTAATTGTTTGGTTGCAGAATCAAACCATAATTGACCTTCCAATACTTGGTTATTATAACCCGGTTCATAATCATTATTAAAATTATCTAATAATTTTAAAAAATTTTGATTTAATAGTTTACCCCAATCGGTACTACTCCGACCGAATAAAGCTAAAGTAGTTTCATTATTAATAGTATTCGGCTTAATTTCTATTGTCGATTTACTATCTAAAAATTTTATATAATAATTATCTGATATCATATTAAATTACACTCATTCGTAATAACTGATGGGCTTTTTAATTCAGCTGATCTAAAACCAAATATAGTACCTTGAACTAATAAAGAACCAGTTTCTTCCGATCGTCTAAGAATAAATTGCGATCCGGATAATACAGAAACAGAAACCCGTTTATGTAATGTTTTCGAATTACATACAATTGACATTTCATATTTAGTATTGTCGGTTTTTGTTGGTATGAATGCGAATGGTAATGTAATAGTTTTATTTTTTTTATCTGGTAATGTACTACTAATACTAGTAGAAAAATTAATTACAGTAAATGCATTCGATTGATCTATTTTTCCATTATCTAATAATCGACCAGTATTACGATAAGTAGTTATCATCATTTTTGTATCTGGATCTGCCGAATCAGTATAATTATAACTAAGAGTTGATAATTGACCACAATTATCAACATACCCGACAGTAGCTGCTATATTTTTATTATCGAATCGAGATGGCGTTAATAGCAATAGCGATCCGGTCATATGAACTGAGCCGACATCCCGTTTCATATATTCCGATTTTACTTTAGATGGGATAACTGTATTTACGTATTGTATTGATACGGCTTCATTATCGTCAGTAAATTTTGTTTTTGATGTTGTTATATCAACTGATTTAATATTTCCGGATAATGGTAAATAATTTACCAGCTCTTCTTTTAATGACATTGATCCGTTATTAATTGCTGGTATTTTATCGACATAAACAATACCTAATGGGTCAGTATTAGGAGTGGTTATAATAGGCTGCCATTCAGTCGAGGTATAAACATTTAATTGTTTAGTTTCGTTATTATAATATGTCTGACCTAATATCGGATTTTGTGGTTCATTGGGGCCGCAATAATTATTAGCTAATCTAATTAAATTAGTTAATAATTGCTCGCCGAAATTCGCAGCATCTGCTCCGACTAATACTAATGATGTTTCATTATTAACATCATCGATGGTATATGATTTTGATTGATTTGTTGATTTTATAATCATGATGTAAACCCCGTAATCATATAATACGCCTTTACTGCTACTGAATGACCATGTCTAATAATTTTAAATTCACCGGAATTAATATTATCAGTAATAATAGCGCAATCTACTGTTATATTTTCATCAACTATATCAATTATGTTAACTTGGGCATTATAACCATATAATGGGATATAATTTGATATATTGATAGTTATTATATTAGATTCGGCACCAATATACGCTGTTCCGAAAATATGAATTAATTTAGATGGGGTAAACCTAACGATATTAATCGTTCCTTGTACTGCATTGCTAGTCGAAGTTAAAGATAACCCTTCTCTAATCTCGATTTGCGTGATAGTATTATCTACGTAATCTACCGTAACAACTTGATTATTTACGGTCGGGAGTTCATTCTTTAAATATAATTTACCGGTTGCTAAATCATTACCAGATAATGGAATATATAAATGATCTTGAGGTATTTTACTATCTACGTATTTTTTAGTAGCTGCAGTTTCGTCTAAATCGGAGTCGTTATTATCACACAATAATAAAGAACCTAACATATTACCGCCGGTTATCGGTAAGTAATTAGATAATTTTGATGTTACTTCAGCATTTAATACTGCGTCCGATGGAATTACTGGAGGTCGAGTATATCCAACTTCTCGATATCCATCCGCCGATTCTTTTACCATTAATTTATCATTTTTACTATCGAACCATAATTGCCCAACCACATCATTTAATGGAGCTGTATCATCAGCAAAGTTTTCTAATAAATTTAATAAGTTCTGATTTACATGACTACCCCATGATGTGCATGATTTACCAATCAGTGTTATTGGAGTATCAGTATTAATTGATTTATACGGCACCCGGATCGCCTTATTATCGACATTCGAAAATTCAATTACGTAATTATCAGTCATAAGACACCATTAATTCTTAATCGCACAGAAAACCCCATTAGATACATATATCGGTATATTTATGCGTCTAATAGGGTTATAAAACCAAAAACTATTATTTAATAAACGAAATCGTTCTAGTTTAAGTGAACTAATTTGATATAATCATTAGTATGGATCATATTGCGTAAGTGGATTTTGCAACCCGCTGCATTTTTATGACCACCCCCTCCAAATTTTAATGCTAATTTACTGACGTCATAATCACCATTACTTCTAAATGATAATAAAACATCACCAGATCCAGTAACTGAATAACATGCTCCGAAAGTTCCAGATTCTGATGCTAATGTATTTCCTAATTCCGAAATAAAAATAGATGAGCAATTAACTATTAATCCTTCTTGATCATCTATAATACATTTAAATCCGTGTTTAGCTTGGAATTTAACTTGTTGCTTAATAAATGCATCGATCGATTTACCTTTTTCTAAAAATTGATCTAGGTAAGCTGAATTTTGACAATTATCTATAAGTTCATTCCACTTAATAAAATCATGTTCTATTAAACTTAATGATTTATTGAACCAAGCAATATCTGGAATATAATGATTCCATAAATCGTAATTTGAAATATATTGAATAGCAATCGGAGCGTTAATATTAGGATTAAAATAATCCCAAGTTAATAATGCACCCGATTTAGACATATCAAAAATAGCAAAATCTAACCCATCTAATGCGGTTTGAGCTGATTTATGATGGTCTAATATCAAAACACTTTTCGCTACTGATTGTATTAATAAACAGTAATCTCGGGGAAAACTAAAATCGACGATATAAACTTCTTTATTTCGGAATAATTCGATATCATAATCAGTTTGATATTGAACTGGAAAATAATCGGCATCTTCCCCAAATTTGCGGTATATAACACACGCTGCACCGAAACCATCAGTACAGGATTTATGATAACAAACTAATATGTCTTTAATCAAATCGCTCGCTAATATTTCAGTCATTTATACCAACCTTATCTAATTTTAAATATAAATCTTCGATGGTTCCATTATTTTCAATAATATAATCAACCAATGAATCATCAATTCCAGCTTCTGATACGTGATCAGAAACTAACCCAGTATCCCTAATTATTTTAATAATGATACCGCCATTATTTTTAATCCAATTTACTTCATTTTCAAATCGAACGTCTGGTATAACTACATTATTCGGCCCAATTTTAGAACTTAATATATTAACCCATATATTCGGATCAATCATATGCCTCCCCCATTCAGTTCCTAATGTAGCTGCTAATTTACGATAGGAAACTTGAATAAAAGGAATAGGGGTTTCTTTTAATTCATTGACGTACTTATCGATCGGAAAATCTCCGGCTAAAGCATAAACCATATCTTTAATTGGAGAAGCAAATGATAAAATTTCATAATTATGTTTTTCATGGAAATAGGTCGCCGACGTATCTTTACCGGATCGCTTAAATCCAGCTATACCAATTATTTTTTTCATTTAATATATCCGAATTGATTTAAGAATAGTTCAGTAATAGGTAATCGATTATATCGATACCACCAAATTTTACGTTGTAGTCGTTCAGTGATTCGAGCTTTAACTAAATTAAAATCTTTTTCTACCGGAACCCAATCATTAAATAAATCTTTCGGCCAAACCTCAGTCGGAAAATCATAATCATTTTTAATTCCCCTTCGCGATAATTCAGATTTAATCAATAGATATCTATCATGTAAATATTTTCCTTTATTATAAAAGAAATAACAATGGCCAGTATTTAATGTATATTCCGGCGGTACTTTAGCCGGAACAAAACCATTCTTACTACGTAAAGTTCGCAATAAATTACTACATAACATTCTAGTTTCAACATATTCAGCTAATAAATGCTGGTCAGTTAAAATTTCAGGTTCAACAATATTAATTCGGACCATTAATTAATCTCCAAGGATTTTAAAATTTGATTAAAACGAGTTTCAACATCACCACTTAATATAACAACTTTATCTTCGCCAATATATTGGATTACTTGTTCGTAAATAGCATTTACCTCATCTTGGAATTCTTTATCTAATGATCGAACTCCATCATCTACTATTTCAAACTCAGGTCTAATAAAAAATATTTTATCATAATCTGCAATTTGATTTAATGTATCTAATTGATTTAATAAAGTAGAGGCTTTAATCTTTTTATTATTAAATTGATATAATGTATAAGTAAAACAATCTAAAATACCACGATCTGCAATAAAATTATGCTTCTGTAAATTACTTAAATGAGTTAGCATAATATCTTGCTGCGTCTTATCATTACCATCTACACCAAACGGATTACCTAATGATCTAGGAATACTAGTTACAAAATCGTAATCATTAAATAAACCAGATTCTTGCATTTTATTAACTAATGTAGTTTTTCCAGTAGACTGGGTTCCAGCAAATACAATTTTCATAATACCTCCATTAAAAAAATATATTATAAAGTAATTAAATAATTTAATCAATCAAAAATAATACTATTATACTATAGACCTTTGTCTACATATCGTATATAATATTGTTTTTAATTAGGAGATAATGATGCGTAAATCTAAAGATATAACGAAATTTGATATTGAATGGCAAATTAAACGCGTTAGTTTAAAAAGTTATAAAACGTATATTGAAAAATGTGATGTTGCGGCTGATTATCTAATGAAAAATAAAAATATTGCGGATCGAGAAAGAGTTTTAAATTATTTGGAAGGTTTATCTATGGCATATAAAAATGCAGATAGAAAATATATTTTAGATTTTAAAGATGAATTAGCTAAGATTGAAGTTACTGCGGAAAATAAATGTAATGTTAATTTAAATGAATTTAGTCATAAAGAATTAACGTCTGTTGGTAAAGATTTAATGGTTCGTGCTAAAGGTTGGTTAAAAGATGGTTATAGAAATGAAGAATTATTAAATTTTTTAACTCGAGTTTTAGAAGCGACTAATGATACTAAAAGATTAAATCAATTAAATGAATTAATTGAATATAGTAAGTCGTTGCAGAATACACATAGTTTCTTTTTCTAATAAAAATTTAAACAATAAAAAAGGGATCTTACGATCCCTTTTTATTTGGAATTTATTTTACAAAAGATCTAAATGTTTTAATATTATAATCTAATAATTCCATATCGAAGTCGGTATGATCTAAATAATCAACTAATTTCGTTCCTACTTTATTATCCAACCCATATTCCTCATATCGAATACCATTAATTGCATGAACGATTGGATTCGACGTATCGCAGCTTTCTAAGAATTTAAATGCGGGTCTTTGATAAACAGGTTCTTGATCCCGATAATAGATAAATTCTTGCGGTACACTACAACCCAATAGATGAGTAGGTTTAGTCGGTAAATTATCGCGAATAAACTCGACTAATAATGGTCTATTCATAGAATATTCAGCCAAACAAAACTGATCATAATTACTAAAAATAGTCTTAGATGTAACTGCGGTTCCATCTTCATGATAAGAAATTGGCATATTATTATATCCCAATGCATTTACTAGGAATCGATAATTAAAACATAATGCAATCTTATCGACTTTATCGAACATTTGATGATAACAATCAATAAATTCATTTAATGTAGTTCCTTGAATTACTCCGATCTTAATGCCGGGTAAGTCAAATTTACTATTCCATTCTTCGGCTTTATCTACGGTTGCTTTACCATTACCGATAACGTCAGGAATAATATATTCAGTCGGTTGTAATTTGCGAATCCAATCAGCATACTTATCTGAGTTAAATGCGGTTCCTAACTCGAATGCACTATTATCTAAAATAACAGTTCTATCTAATTCGATTGATTTTTTATAAAAATCATAATATTCCTGATTTTCTTCAAATAAATGAACTAATGCGTAATCATAATCATTAAATTCTCTAGATTTTTCTAGCAATGCAATAGGTACTTCATGTGAAATTTTCATTTTTATCCTTTATGAACAGTTTTAATTAAATGAGATATGTATTTTAATACATATCCTGGCTTATCGGAAGTTTTTATTAATAAATTTAAAGATAAATTAAATAATTCTAATTTAGTTGGATATTCTGGGATACTATATTCAATATCATTGTCTTTATACAATTCAATTAAATCACTAATTTCAATTTGTTCAGCATCTTCAGCATCCATCATTAATAGGATAGTTTTAAATAACCCGCTAATTTCTTTAGTGAAGGTATCGCGATGTTTATTATGAAATGAAATCCAATCATATTTGTGATGTAATCGTTTAAAATCTGTTGATAGGAAAACAATAGCTGCATCTTTTTTGATGTATGGGATTCCATTAATGATCGACATAAACGGGCTCCAATTATAAAATAATCCCGTTTCGTAAGTTACCCCATCATTTTCAAAAGTTGATATGCAATCATATTTACCTAAGGTAATATCTTTACTTAACGTTCTGCATCTTAGTCCTCGATTTACTAATAATGGTGTATTTTTAATATATCCCATTACGTCGATAAAATGCTTAATCTTTGTATTGCAATAATCAGAGTAAATAGAATCCCGAAAATCAATTAATTGATTCTCAATAACTAAAAACGTACCACCATTCAGCAAATCATTTATATGAAATAAATTCGATTTTTTATATAATTTTGTTATATTACTATTTTCATTAAAAGTATGTTTAATTTTACCGTCAATTAAAATTTTCGGTAAATCATTTTCAATCGATGTTTCAATTGGCGATTTAATTAATAATTTATTCATCGATATTCCTTTATTTTGTAAATTTAAAGTCCGGTTAATGGTAATTCAGTTAATACCCAATGGACGACGATTTGAATCTCAAATTAGGGGGCAGATTCGTTATTAGATATTTCTAACCTTAGCGAGGCGAACTTAAAAAGTTCTTCGCAGATAAATTCGATCGTCGCTGCAAATTTAATCTACGTTACATACGAGTCAATAAAATCATATTATACTACGTTTTCCCATATAAATCAACTTATTTTTTTATAAAAATCCATCGGCCGATTGGCGGTATAATTAGCGGTAAACCCAAAGACAATATCAAAATTATCGATATTTCATCCGGAGTTAAAATATCAGTTAACCCAATGCTCAAGTATATAAAAATAATACTAAAAAAATAAACATCACCTCTGCTCATTTTAATCTCCTAATAAAATATATTTGTCGATATATGAATGGAATTTTGGTTCATTCGGATAACTTCTAGGATTAGTTCGTATTTTACAATTATTATAATCAACATCATAACCTTCGTGCATATGTCCATAAAACCAATAATCAATATTATCCATATATCTAGTTAAATCACTGGAATAACAACCATTCGATTCATATCGATCTTTAAATCGTTCATTGATTGTTAAATATGAGGGGGCGTGATGAGAGCATACTATATTCATATAATCGTTAGTTAGTTCTTGTTTTAATATCTTTATAAATTTACTATGTTCTTCCAACCAATCATAAACAGTTAATATATTACCATCACTTCTAACTGATTTAAAATCACTAATCATACGAGGAGCTTTTTTCATAGTCATTGCGTCAGCTTTATGAAAATCGGACCAGCAAGTTCCACCAATAAATTTAACATTATCTATTACAATAGATTCATTATGTAATACTGTAATATTATTAGTAAAATAATTTTTAATTTTATCGACTTGATTTAAATCATATTGATAAAATTCATGATTACCTAAAATATACAAAACGCGATCAAATTTAGATGATATATCATTAAAAAACTTTTTTGCGAACCGCTCATTCAATAAATTCGCGGGAATAATATCTCCACATAAGATTAAAACATCGCCAGTATCATTGATCGTAAAATTCGGTGAAAATTCTAAATGGATATCAGATGTATAATTTATTTTCATTAAATGACCTATTAATTTAAGTCATTATTATATAGTATTACATTTTAAAGGTCAATAAATATCTATTTTTACTATGATTGTTTACTATGAACCTTATTGAATTAGTCGAATCGAGCACAACTAATCTAAAATCATCCGCATATGATGAGTTATTAAAATATAAAGGAGATGATAATGCATTTATTCACTTCTCCGATATATCCATGGTAAGTTTATATCCGGATGCAAAATATCGCACTCCGGTTGGTTTATATGGTTATCCATTAACTGCTACGTGGTCGTATTATAAAGTAGATCAAAGCAAATCATTTAAAACTTATCCTCAAGGTCATCGAAAATTTATTCATATTTTCAAAGTCAATAAATTAAATAAATTAATAAATGCGAATAATTACCACAAATCAAAAGAAGATATTGAAAAATTAATTAAAATTTATCCAGATATCGATATTCGGGGTGAATGGGGGTGGTTATCCCAAAAACATTATAATCAATTTCAATTATTTTGGGAAATCACTAAATTTATTGCAAAGCAATTAGATAAAAAAAATTACGAACAAAAATGGTCTAGTGTAATTAAAAAATTAGGTTATAATGGGGTAATTGAAACTAAACCATCAGGTTTAATTTTCGGTAGTGAACCGATTCAAATGTTCGTTTTTAGTAGAGGTGATATTGAATTAATAGACTTTATTAAAAATGCGGATTATAAAGGAAAAAAATAGGGCGATCAGCCCTATTTTCTTTTATTCTTTTACGAAGGTGTAAGCACCATCATAATATGCATCCGCTAATGCGTCTTTTAATAACTTTAAAATATTTTCGTATTCTTCTTCTGGTATATCTAAATTAGAAAATTTTTCGTATAATTTATCCAAATTAGTTTTATTCATATCATAGTCCCTATTTGTTGTTAAATTTAATTTTAAATTATTTATAAAAAAGAAGGACTTATAATAAATTATAAGTCCTTTAGATGGATTTTAAAATTAATTTAAAATCAGTAGGAGAGCACAGAGATAAATCGGTATATTAATTAAAAAAGTATTTTGTGGGCCGGAAGGGACTTGAACCCCTAACCTGCCGATTATGAGTCGGATGCTCTAACCAATTGAGCTACGGGCCCACAAAATACTCTTAATTACTAATATTTAATTATTATATGTATTATTAATATAAAAGTCAAGCATTAAATTAAATCAAATGTATCTTTATCAATAACTGTATAAATGGTCGGATACTTATATCTTGCAATTTTGCTGCCTGGGTAAGTTAGACATATCAATCGAGATGCATAATACAATTCAATAAACTCACCTCCGCGAACTACGTATTGAATACGATCATTATTTAATGTAATAGATTCATCATCGATTAATCGGATGGTACTATTTTGTGTGATCATACTAGTTATCCAAATCAAAATAAAAACATATTATAAAACAAATAAATTTAAAATTCAATTTATTTTATGATTTGGTATATTCGGTGGATAAATATAATTAGATAATTTTAATTTTAGAGTATGCTTAGGTTATTTAATAGTATAAATAGTACTTGATATAGCACATATTATATAGTGGTGTCTATAATAAATATGTAATACTCTAATATATTATACAAAACACAATTTTACGGAGCATATATATGACTACAAATATTGCAATTAGTAATTGCGCAGTGGATGCAACCACAGCACCCCCAGGTAAAACGGATGTATTGCCAAATACTTCGATTATCCGTGCGGGTGTAACTACAAATTCACCAACACTAACCCAAAATATTGATAATTTTGGTGATGCAACTACTGTTGTACCAACTGGTTCATTCTGTACTGTAAATGAATTAATTTGGGCGGTTCGTATGGCGGTTGAAGGTCGGGCGTACGGTACTCCGCCGGTAGATGCGGGCGGTAAAGTAACCTTAGCAAATGGTGGATCTAGAGGTGATTTTACTCACAGCTATAAACCAGCTAATGGCGGTGCGTTAGTTGACGTCGATTCGGATTCATTTGGTCCATTTAAAGCAGATATAACCAATCCAGCGGGCGGCCCAATCGCCGGTTATGTTGGTTGGACAGGTTGGACTTTATATGATACTTTTCCGTTAACTGGAGATAATGATCCAAGTGGTATCGTTACTCAAGTTTATCGTGCATTAAATAAAGACGGTGTTTCATACAAATATTCAATTTTCCGTTGGAATTTATTATTGAGTGAAATCAATATTACTTCTTGTGAAGCTTGGGATAAAGTTACTAGAACGTCGACTAACGAAACTCATACATTCTTTGATTCATCACCGATTCCTTATAAATTAAACGAAACAAAATTAGTATTGATGATTAACCCGCGTTGGTTAGTTTTACAATCAATTATCTATGATGAACCATCTGTTTGGGCGGGCGTATTTGAAACTGCACGCGAAGATATTACTGACGTTGCAACTTCAACAAACCCAGGTTTGCCTTGCTGGGGTTGGATTTCATCTACTTTATGGTCGTTAGGTGCTAAATCATATTTAGAAAAACCGATGGGTGGTGGTGCTGGTGCTACCGGTACAGCAACCGCAAGTGATTATACATTATTAAGTATGCCTCGTACTAAATCTGGTGCGACTGGATTTGGTGCAGCTAAAGGTTGGGGTGCGGATTACGGGGTAGCTCAATATCCAAACTGGTTGACTAGTACAACTCCTGCATTCGTTACTTATTTAAGTAATGATAATGTTGGTAATAAATTCCAAGCGAACTCATGGGATACAACCAAACGTTTAGTATTACCGATTAAACCAATTCATGATTATGCAGCTAACTTCGTCGCTAACTATGGTACAATCTTTGGTTTAAAAGTATTGGCTCCAATTGGACCGATGATGACTAAAATTAAAGTTAATACCGATGCGGATGGTAACTATACACCGGTAGTAACTTCAACTTCAACTAAAATTCATTGGTTATTAAATACTCACCATAAAGCGTCTGGTGGCGCCGTTGCATCAGGTAGTGATTCTAATTCATGGTTCCAAAATACACAATTAGGTATTACTAATATTAATACTAGCCCAAATAAACCATTTGCTTTAGTTAATGTTGGTTCTATTTGTTATGCTATTGCGGTTGCGGGCGGTCAGTTAAATAAATTCTTAAAAATCAATTTGGTAACTCAGCAAGTTGATGTAATATTTGATTTATTAACTTCTAGTGCTAGTAAAATAACGATTCCTACATTATCACCGGCCGATATCACTGATCTAGGTTTAGCGACTGGTAACGAAACTGCAGTTCCGACTTTATTTTTTGATATTAAATATGATGGCGATCAATACATTTATTTAACAACAGACGTTGGTCTTATTCGTTATAGAATTACTGATGGTAAATGGGTTAATAGAAATAAAGTAGGTCCTGGCTGTCAAGCTATTTCATTAACAGCATCTAAAATTTACGTAGCGCCAAAAACCGCAAGCCCAGCACCAAAAATTTATTCATTAAATAGAGCTGATTTTTCGTGGCAACCACAATCAACTGATATCTTATTAACTGATTTTACTGATGATGTTATTATGACTGATGCATGTACTGGTACTGACGGTAGTGTTTATTTTACGCCTGTTATACCTGCGACTAGTAATGGTTATTCAACAAGATATCGCTTAATTAAAATTGATCCGGCGGGTGTAGTATCGTATCATCCGTTTACTGTCGGGACTGGTAATTTAGCGACGCGTCAAGCAGCACTTCAAGTATTAGATAGCAATAACTTATTATTATGGCAGGCGACTGGTGATGGTGGGGCATGTACATTATATGCAGTTCGTATTAATACCACTAAAATGACGATGATGAAATCAATTGATACTATTCAATCAACTGGTATTGCATTGGCTGGGGCTGGTATTATTAGTAGCAAACGCATACAACATGCTAAAATCCAAGGTGTTATTATTGCCGCACCATATTACGTAACAACTATCGGTTCATATGCGACATTACAATTGTGTTCACAATCAACCTCTAATACATTAGGTGTATTATCTGCGGTTGCTGGATTAAACGGCGTAGTTAATATTACGGATACTATCTCCCCGGCCGGCAATAACTTATTCGTTTGGGATGGCGTTCGTTTCTACGGTAATACCGATAGTAGTTTACATATCTTTAGTAAATTAAATAATGAATCATGTTTCTCTGATGGTTCAAAAAATATTTTATTAGGTCAAGTTACTTTACCGGCTTAATATTATGATAACTGGTAATGTTACATTAAATATACAATTTGTTGGTGGGATCGCTGGTAAGGCGGGTAAATGCTCTACAATTACCGAAACCCCACCGACTGTAGTTAGTACTAGTAATGCTAGCATTACCACGACGTCAAAAACTCAGCTAATTGGGGTTGGTATTAAACCAGCTCCAATAGCTCAATCAATTACTCCTATTGTGGGCCAGCCGTCAATGGTCCGTAATATTTACTTACTTAGCTATCTCGGTTTAATTACTCCAGTAAAAACAACTGGAGTAAAATTACCTAAAATTGGGGCTGTTGGTCCTGGTTTATTAATCATTAATAATGGTATAGTTAAAAAAGTTATTATTAAATGGGGTGGTATAGTTTCAGTTAAAGTCGGAAAAACTCGAGTTTTATTTGCGGCTGATTATTTAAATATTAATCCACCCGATATTAATCGCGTTTTTAAACCCGGAAAAGGTGTCGGTATACGTTTACCGAAAGTTGGCCGCGCTACGGGCGGTAATCAAGATTTAATTCAATATTCAAATACTTTTACATTTAGTAGTCCAAATCCAGTAACTAAAAAAGTAACTGGTTTAAAAAGTAGTAAAGTTGGTTTTGTTAAATATCCAGCTATTACTCAAAGTACATTAAGTTTTGCGTTCAATACAAAAGTACAAGCAAATACAACATTATACGCATATAACAAATATCAAACCAAGGGTTCAAAACTAGTCCTGCATTCAGGTATTAGACCCACTAAAGTTGGTTCTGCGACATTTAAAATATCGGATTCTTTTGCGGGTTACATATCATCGTACCTACAATCAAATACCAATATTAATTTTATATCGAAATATCAAATAGATCGTTTATTTAAAACTAAAATAGTTTATACTGGGTCTAAACCAGCAAAAGTAGGTTCAGCTACTTTTAATATAGGTGATTCATTTGCTGGGTATATCTCGCAATATACTCAAACTAATACTAATATTAATTACATATCGAAATATCAAATAGATCGATTATTTAAAACTAAAATAGTTTTTGCTGGGACTATAAATCCTAGTATCGGTAGTGCTGAATTTAGAGTATCAGATACGTATACTGGATATATTTCTCGATATACCCAAACTAATACTAATATTAATTATGTATCTACTTATCAATTAAATAATTTATATCAAAATACTGTTTATAATGGTTGCACTCAGGCATTAGTCGGTAGTGCTGAATTTAGAGTATCGGATACGTATACTGGATATATTTCTCGATATACCCAAACTAATACTAATATTAATTTCGTATCTGCATATCAATTAAATAATTTATATCAATCTGTAGTTTATAACAGTTGTACGCTGCCATTAGTTGGTGGGGCCGAATTTAGAGTCGCTAATTCATTTGCTGGGTATCAATCACAATACTCACAAATTAATACGAATATTAATTACGTATCTGGATATCAACTTTCTAATTTATATTTAAGTTCTACTTATAATATTTGCAATACTGCATTAATTGGAACATTAACATATCCAATAACAAAAACAAAAAATACAATTAATGTTTATAATGCAGTCAATAATATTAGTTATATCCAAACTAATGTTCCGATTATTAAAAATTATGTCGGTATTCCTGCACAAATAGTCGGTACCTTAATATATCCGGTAGCGAAAACAAAAACAGTCAAATATGTTTATAGTAATGATACATTAACCTATATTCAATCTAATGCTCCAGTTATTAAAGATTATGTGGGGGTTTTAGATCAGACAGTCGGTACTTTAATATATCCGGTAATTAAAACCGCGAATACGATTAACGTTTATAGTCAAGGATTCTCTAGATATACTCAAAATAATACACAATTAATTAAAGAGTATGTCGGAATTAATATACCTAAAGTAGGCGTTACTAAACGTTTAATCATTGGTTATGAATTATATATTTCTACAGCTATAGTTAATCAGCCGGGTGGCGGTTTTTCTTCTAGATATGCGGGGCCGTATAAAAAATCAATTGGTATAACTACGGATTCATTTACAGTTTCCAATCAAGTACCGCCACAAATACAAGCGGCTATTGCTAATATTACTAGTGTATTCCGCGGCGTTACTAAAAAAGCACCTCCGTTTAAATGTAATTATCCGCCGTCGTTATTATACACTCGACCATACAACGACCCCACACTTGCGCTTCGGCCGGGGCATTATGCCGGTAAATTAGTCGCAAAATATGGCTCGTACGTAATATATGATCATATTTTATTACCACCATTAGCCAGCGAATTAGTTGTACAGAAACGTTCTGGTGCTGCTGATAAAGCTGGATTTGTCGGTTGCTTCGTACCTAGATTGGGTACTACCGCATTATACGATAGAATACCGCAGGTATTCGCAGATTACCTACCAATTGTTGATCTTAAACAATTAGAAAAAGCTGGACGTATTAAAATCGTCGGTATAGTTAAAAAGGGAATCGGATCTACTACTAATGCATACGTATTAAATAGTGACGGAATTGCGTCATCTATTGCGAATATACAAGCAAGAGTTGCCGGCAAATCCGGGTTCTATAGTTCGTTAGTTGCAGCGCCTGGTCGCATGGAATCATGTGAAATTATCCCAGGATTATTTAGATTTGATTATAGCTATACTCCAACTCATACGCCGACAAAATCATACGTCTATACGTTCGGTGGTTTTAATAAAACGCAAGTTGGTTATTTACCGAAATTAATGTATTTGGGGTCACCCCAACAAGATTATTCATATTCGCCACCGAATAACCCGATTCTTAATCAGGCAGCTATTGGTTTTGATGGTTTATTACCTAGTTTATTACCGGGGGCGGTAGCTACAGCGTATATTAGTAAACAACAAGATTCGACGACTAACAAATATACTTATACTCCACCACCACTTCAGCTTAACGAAGCCGGAATCCAAGGCTTCGCTGGGTGTATTTTACCACCAATTGGCTTAGGCGTTCCTAGTATTATTACTGATTTATCAGTAATTTATAAAAATACTGGATTCTTCGATCAGACGACAAAAGCATCAGCTTGGTCGTATTGTGGATATAATTTTGTACCAGTTGGTACGGCATTAGATAAGATAGTTGATTATTATTTCGACGATACGGCATTTTCGTATCGCCCGTCATTTATTAATGATGTTTCGGTATTTTATAATGCATGGGTTGGGACGATATCTCCAGCCGTTGGGACTGGTTATTCGATAGATTATATACCATCATCTGATGGTAAATTATATTATGATTATGCAAATGATTACCTTAATGCTAAAGGTATTGATTTACATGGTTATACCGGCTGTAAAATAAGCCCTATCGCTACAGTTTTCGTATCGGATATTATTATTCCGGAGGGTAAACACGAATATTATTATTACCTACGTAATTTATTAGATAGTAATATTCGCGATAATATCCAACGAAATCAAGTTTATGAAACTGCTACTATTTCTATTGGTGGAATTCCGAGTCAATTTATTGGTTCTATATTAGATGCATATCCAGTTGATAGTTCATTTATTAGTAATATTGGTCGTAATATCCAGCGAACGATATTACTCGATAATTTAATATGTTCTGGCGTTACGTCGACTATTAATAATATAGTCGGTAATACAATAAACCCATTTAAATTAAATAATGCAATCGATACTACATTGCGATACCAATCAAATATCATCGCTGATATTTCTGCAGTATTTAATGTAATTAAAACGGTATTAGTCGGTAAATCAGTAAACGCAATTAAATTAAATAACTTAGCGTCAACTGAGTTTAGATATCAAGAAAATATAATCCCGGCATTTACTGGCGAATATAAAGGTATTATTAGTACTACTAATATAGTATGTTCAGCTATCGGTACTAAAAATTACATATCTTATAATGATACTACTTTAGTTCAAACTAATATTATCACTACAGTATCAAATGGTATTGGTTTATCTAATTTTTATGTTGGTGGTGCTCCAGTAAAATTATCATTAATTACTGGATTAACTACTAATGCGACTCAGACGAATATTTTACCGTTTGCTGTATCTACTGGTATTGGTTGCGTTAATGTTTATGTCGGTGGTACTCCGGTAAAATCATCGTTAATTGCGGGATTAACTACTGATGCGACTCAGACTACTATTTTACCGTTTGCCGTATCTACCGGTATCGGTTGCGTCAATGTTTATGTTGGTGGTACTCCGGTAACCTCAGATCTAATTACTGGATTAATAACTAATACTTTACAAGATAATATAGTTCCAGATGCCGTATCTACTGGTATTGGTTGTGTCAATGTTTATGTTGGTGGTACTCCGGTAACCTCAGATCTAATTACCGGATTAATATCTAATACTTTACAAGATAATATAGTTCCGGCAGTTATATCTACTGGTATTGGTTGTGTTAATGTTTATGTCGGTAATACTCCGGTAACTTCAGATCTAATTACCGGATTAATAACTAATACTTTACAAGATAATATAGTTCCGGATGCCGTATCTACTGGTATTGGTTGTGTCAATGTTTATGTTGGCGGCACTCCGGTAACCTCAGATCTAATTACCGGATTAATATCTAATACTTTACAAGATAATATAGTTCCCGATGCGGTATCTACCGGTATCGGTTGTGTTAATGTCTATATAGGTAATACATTAGATAGTGTCAATGGTGTTGTTGGTACTATCAATACTGATAATATCCAAAATAATACAATACCTTCAGTTATTCGTGTTTATTCTGGGTTTATTAATATACCGATTGGCTTTACTGAATCTGATTTAATTGCAGTAACTGGTGAATTAGATACTACCATAGTTCAGGATAATATAATACCAGATATTATAACTACAGGTATCGGATTAACTCAGTCATATATTGGTTCTGCTAGTACGCCAGCTGAGTCGGTCGGGGAATTAACTAATAATATACAAGATAATATAGTACCTGCGGATATATCCGTCGGTATTGGTATTGTTAATGTTTATATCGGGGCGACATTAACTGCAGTCAAATCAGTCGGCGAATTAACTAATACTTTACAAGATAATATAATACCAGAAATTATTACTGTTGGTATTAGCGTCGATAAAATCTTCGTCGGTAATGCATTCGTCGAAAGATTAGTTATTGAAGGTGAATTATCTAATACATTACAGGATAGTGTATTACCTAGTTCGATAACCGCCGGTATTGGTTTAATTAATACTTATGTCGGTAATGCATTAGCCGAACATTTAATAATAATTGGCGAGATAACCAATACATTACAAGATAATATAATACCTAGCATTATAAGTGACGGTGTTGGTTTTGTTACCTGTAATATTGGTTGGACTGAACATATATTAGTTGAAAATATTGGTGATTTGGGTGATATCAATAATCACTATATTCAAACTAACGATAGATTAAAACCAATAAGTGATGGTGTTGGTTTTGTTACTAGCAATATTGGTTGGACCGAGCATATATTAGTTAAAAATATCGGCGAATTAGGCGATATCAATAATGTATACGTTCAAACTAATGATAGATTAAAACCGATAAGTGATGGTGTTGGTTTTGTTACTAGCAATATTGGTTGGACTGAGCATATATTAGTTGAAAATATTGGTGATTTGGGTGATATCAATAATCGCTATATTCAAACTAACGATAAATTAAAACCGATAAGTGATGGTGTTGGTTTTGTTACTAGTAGTAATATTGGTCATACTATCGGTAATGCAATATCGTTAAATTTTGATGATATTATCATAACGAATTATAATAATCAAGATAATATTGTTCCAGAGTTAATATCTATCGGCGTTGGTTTAATATCTAATATAATTGGTAGTGCATTATATGAACATATAGAATCAATAGATATTGATTCTGGTGTTGCGGTATTGACAAATGA